TATGGAACCAGAAATGCCAATGATGGAATATGTAAACAAAGTTGGAAAGCCAACACACGGTGACAACGGTGTTAACACACGTTCAGCTGTAGCTGGTAAAAACGACATGGGTGGAACAACTGCTAATATTGCCAAGTCATTCTCAACAGAGAAGGGCGGCACACAAGGTGGTTTAGCCAATCCAAGTACCAAAGAAGAAAACTTTGGCAACGTGAATGTACCAGGCGGCAACGCTGGTAAGACTGGTTTTAAGAAGAAAGAACCTGGTCACGGTGCTGAGAAGAAAGGTTCCGGCGACAACGGTGATAAGAGTGCAGGTAGTCTTATCAACGGTTTAAAAAGCCGTGCCAGATAATAGAAGAATACATTGAAAAATATGTTATATCTCCGAGAGAATCTCAGTTTCAACGAAGCAAAAATGATCGTTGAGTCTGATGACAAAGACGGGAAAAACTTATACATGTCCGGGATTTGCATCCAGGGCGGTATACGTAACGCTAACCAGCGTGTTTACCCTGTGAATGAGATTGGCAAGGCTGTCAAAACCCTAAACGATCAGATTCAAAACGGTTATTCAGTTCTCGGAGAAGTGGATCATCCAGATGATCTAAAAATTAACCTAGACCGTGTGAGCCACATGATAACAAATATGTGGATGGACGGTCCTAATGGTTACGGTAAACTGAAAATTTTACCAACCCCTATGGGACAACTAATCAAGACAATGCTGGAAAGCGGAGTCAAGTTAGGTGTTTCAAGTCGCGGATCCGGAAACGTCAAGGAAGACGGATCCGGTGAAGTATCAGATTTTGAGATTATCACAGTAGATATGGTAGCTCAACCTAGTGCTCCGGGAGCATATCCTACACCAATTTATGAACACTTGATGAACAGTCGAGGGGGATTAAGTGCCTTACGCATAGCGCAAGAGGTCAAGGGTGATCCTAAAGCACAGAAATATCTCAAAGAGAGCTTATTATCAATAATAAGCAAACTCCAATAACAAGGAGAATCACATGTTGGATGCGCTAAAAAGTTTATTTGAAAACAACGTGATTTCTGAGGAGATCAAAGAGTCAATTGAGTCTGCGTTCGAAGCTCGTATTATCGAAGCTAAAGAAACAGCTACTCAACAACTACGCGAAGAATTTGCACAAAAATACGAACACGACAAGAACACAATGATTGAAGCAGTAGATCGCATGATCTCTGAACAATTAAGTGCTGAACTTGTTGAGTTTGCCGACGATCGCAATCAATTAGCAGAGATGAAAGTCAAGTATGCTAAAAAGATGAAGAAAGATGCTGAAGTAATGAAGGAATTTGTTACACGTCAACTGGCTTCTGAAGTTAAAGAATTGCACGAAGATCAAGTAGTAATGGCAAGCAAGTTTGGAAAGTTAGAACAATTCGTAGTTGAAGCTCTTGCTCAAGAAATCGCAGAATTTTATAAAGACAAGCAGGACCTAGCTGAAACGAAAGTTCGTCTAGTTCGTGAAGGTCGTGAAGAAATCAAGAAGGTAAAACAACAATTTGTACAACGTGCCGCACAGATGGTGGAATCAGTAGTGACTCAGAACTTAACTTCTGAAATCACTTCATTGAAAGAAGACATCGAAGCCGCTCGTCGTGCTGATTTTGGTCGCAAGTTATTCGAAGCTTTTGCTTCTGAGTATCAAGCGAGTTATCTAAATGAAAAATCGGAAACTTCTAAATTACTCAAAGTCATAGACTTAAAAGATTTGGCAATGCAAGAAGCCGCACAGGCCATTGTTACTGCTGAACAAATCCTAGAAAGTAAAGATACAGAAATCCGTGCTTTGAAAGAAGCTACAGAAAGAAAAGCAATCATGGCAGAACTACTTGCTCCTCTAAACAAGGAACAACGTGCGATCATGGGCGAATTGATGGAGACTGTAAAGACTACTCGTCTTAACGAAAGTTTTGAAAAGTATCTTCCAGCTGTAATCGCTGGCAATGCTCCGCAGAAGAAACAGGCACTAGTAGAGGCAAAAGAAGTTACAGGAAATAAAATTTCCAACAACCCACGTAGCAGTGAGAGCGAAAACAGCAATATTGTTGACATTCGCAGACTCGCAGGACTAAAAATTTAAGGAGAATTTAAATGTCAGAACTACTAAACGGACGTTGGGCAGAGACTAAAGAAGCCCTATTAGAAGGCTTACAAGGCACTAAAAAATCAGTAATGGGTGTTACCCTAGAGAATACTCGCAAGTATTTGATGGAATCCCCAACTGCTGGTGCTACTTCTGCTGGCAACGTTGCAACACTAAATCGCGTGATCCTTCCAGTGATCCGTCGCGTTATGCCAACCGTTATCGCTAACGAGTTAGTTGGTGTACAACCAATGACTGGTCCAGTTGGACAGATTCACACTTTGCGTGTTCGCTATGCTGACACATCAAGCAATGCTTCTGTTGTAGCTGGTGAAGAGGCATTGAGCCCATTCAAGATTGCAGAAGCTTATTCTGGCAATACATCAACTGGTAAAGCTGCCGCAACAGCTTCTCTAGAAGGCGTAGCTGGTAACAGAATGAGCATTCAGATCTTGAAACAAACAGTTGAAGCTAAGACACGTAAGTTATCAGCTCGCTGGACATTTGAGGCTGCTCAAGACGCACAAGCCCAACAAGGTATTGACGTTGAAGCAGAAGTTATGGCCGCATTGGCTCAAGAAATCACAGCTGAAATTGATCAAGAGATCCTAGCATCTCTAACAAGTTTAGCTGGTTCTGCTACACAAACTTATGACCAGGCCGCTGTAAGTGGTACTGCTACATTCGTTGGTGACGAACACGCCGCTTTAGCTGTTCAGATCAATCGCGTAAGCAACTTGATCGCTCAGCGTACACGTCGTGGTGCTGGTAACTATGCTGTTGTATCACCATTTGCATTGACAATCCTACAATCTGCTACTACTAGCGCATTTGCTCGTACAACAGAAGGTACATTCGAAGCACCTACAAACACCAAGTTTGTTGGTACATTGAACAGCGCAATGAAAGTGTATGTTAACAGCTATGCGTTAGACAGTGCTTCTATCCTAATTGGATACAAAGGTTCTAGCGAAAGCGATGCACCTGCATTCTACTGCCCATACATTCCATTGATGAGCAGTGGTGTTGTTCTTGATCCATCAACATTTGAACCAGTCGTATCATTCATGACACGTTATGGTTATGTTGAGTTGTCAAACACAGCAAGTTCTTTAGGTAACGCCGCTGACTATCTAGGTCTAGTTGCTATTACTTCAGCTAACGTTAAGTTCAGCTAATTCAAACCTAAAGTTTGTAAAAAGAATCAAAGGGCTCTTCGGAGCCCTTTTTCTATTGTGCATAAATACATAGTAATGATTCACATGGTGTGAATTTTATGCGGAACAGCAACCGCGTACGGCCTAGAACGCCGTTATTTCTTAAGGAGAAAATAAAATGGCTCGTAGTTTAAATAAAAAATATTTTGGTAACCGTAATACAGGTTCCGCAAGCGTAACTACTGATAACGGTATTGGCGGCGGAGCAGTTGCTAGCGTTACATTAAACGCATTAGGCGCATACACAACTCGCCCAACAATCGGATTTTCAGCTCCGCCAATACCAGGTGGTGTTACAGCTACTGGTACTATCACTTCTGAAGTTGAAAGTGTGACAGCAGTTGGCGGCACACAAGTTGGTTATACTGTGGGTCAATTAATTACAGTTACTGGTACAGATGCTGTACTACGTGTAGCTACTATTGGCGGTACAGGCGGTGATGATGCGTTGACATTTGACTTCACTGGCGGTAGTCGTGGTACATTTACTACATTACCAACTGGTGCTCAAGCAACTACTTCAAACGGCGCAGGCGTTGAATTAACAGTTACTCTACGTTTCCGTGCTAAATCTGTTGTAATCACAGAAGCAGGTTCTGGTTATACAGCCGCACCAACACCAACATTTACACAATCAGTAACGGCTACTTCAGTTAACATGTTAGTTGACAGCGGTAACATTAGCACAACTGGAAATCAAGAAAATGCTATCTTAATGACAGCATTCTTAACAGGCGGATCAGCACTGCCTGTTGACATTATTCGTCAAGTATCTAGTCGTCGTTACAAAGTTACAGACGGCACACGTACTGGTATTGTTGAACTAACTTCAACACTAGCAGATGCTGCCGGTGAAGGCAGTGTTCGTTTAGTTGACTCAGTTGGTGGAACATATTTTGCCACTAAAATTACAGCACGTAAGGTTACGGTGACTCGTGGTACTGGTACAGCATTTGCTACCGGCGCTTCAGTCAAATGGAATATGACTGCGGCAGTTTTAGATGATTCATTATTAATCGATAACGCTTAATTAGGCCTGGGGACTTAGGTCCCCTACTTAAGGATAAACAATGTCAAGAATTTTAAAAGTCAGTCAGAGCGATTATAGATTACAAGTCCAAAGTGGCGGCAGTATCGTGTTGGATACTGGAACCAGTACTGGCACAGTGATCATAACTGGAAATCTTGATGTTAAAGGCACAACTACCACAGTAGAGTCTACCACTACCACTATTCAGGACAACATCATTCAATTGAATTTTGGACAAACTGGTGCTGGTATTAGTAGTGCTTTGGGATATCAGTCGGGTATTGACATTGGCCGAGGTAATAGAGACAGTGCTCAATTTGTTTTTAGCGAACAAGTTAATCATTATGATTCAGTAACTGCCACAGATGTTGTGGGAACATTTCAAGTAAAAACAGCCAACACCAGCAACAACAGCACTGCATTGAGCGGTATTCAAGTAAGAACAATCACCAACGATGGCACAGCAGATTTGATATTTGACTTGCAAGGTGCAAGCCCTGTGATGCGCATTGCCAACAGTGCCAACTACGAAAGTCGTGTTACAGATCCCAATCACATTCCCAACAAGAAATTTATTAACGATTATGTTTCAGCCACAAATGGTGTAGCCAACGTGGATAGAATTTATTACCCGTTAACTGGTGCTTCATTATCTCGAGTACAAGCAACAGCAACTACTATTGATTTTCTTATTGCTGGCAATACCAAAGCTCAGATATCCAGCGGTGGTGTTAACATTAATAATGTGAGTATTGTTAACGACACAATTACTAACACCAGCTCAACCAATTTGGTATTGACTTCCACAACAAACAACATCGACATCAATGCTGTGGCAAATTTGTTTAATCAGGTAGGAACTCCAACCGCAGTGAGCGGTGCAACCAAGCTGTATTCAAAATCCACAGAAGGTGCTGGAAGAACAGGTATATATTTTGTAAACAACATTGCTTATGGCGGTGTAGCTTACAATCAAGACGAATTAGTTAGTAAAAACAGAGCAGTATTATTAAGCATACTGTTATAAGGAAAGAACATGGCCATATCAAATAGTTTAATTACAAACACCAACTCAGTAGTTTACTCCAGTGTTGGAGCAAATGCTGTGACATCTATTATTATTTGTAATTATGGAGCAAGTACCAGCAACCTTACATTGTTTGCAGTTCCAAGTGCAGATGTATCAGGCACAACCACTGCTGTGAAGCACACAATAATTTCAGTATTGCCAATTCCTCCAGGGGAAACTGTAAGTTTAGATCAAGAAAAACTAGTGTTGAGCAACGGAGATGCGCTGATTGCTGTGGCATCAGTTACTGCAATGCTGACATTTACCATAAGCACATTACCAGTATAATGAGATATTTAAAACGTCAAACACTAGATCGTAGGACAGCAAACAATACAACTTTGTATACAGATGCTGGCCGCATAAATGTATATCTTGAACCAGTGGGTACAGGAAGTGTAGTAGTTCCAAAAGGAAACACTGCTACAAAACCGTCTGGTGTTACGGGTATGATTAGATATAATACTGACACTAATCAGTTTGAAGGATATCAATCGGGCGCATGGCGTACTTTTAGATTTAAAGAATCAACTGCTATTACTCAACAAAATTTAGGCGCTGGCAACGGATCTGAAGTTTATTTTGGTCCACTAAATCCAGCACCGCCAGCAACAGTTCAAAGCGGCGGCACCTGGGGCGGACAAAACTTGTTAGTTGTAGTTGAAAACGTGTTACAATTACACACAACAAATTACACAGTTCTGCAAAATCCAACACTGGGTGCAGAAACTTATACTGGAGTGACCAGTGCCAGCACCGCAAGTGGTGCAACTATTATATATTTTAACACTGCACTAGTTGCAACTGGCGCCAGCGGTGCTGCCAGCACAGTGACGTTGACATTCAGCACACGACCAGCAACGCCATTCAGCGTTGGATCAACTGTTGTTGTGACAGGATTTACACCTAGTGGATACAACGGCACATTTACTGTGACTGCATGTACCACAACCAGCGTGAGTTATACCAATAGCACAACTGCAACTGTTACAGTTACAGGACAAATTGCCAGCACCACAGCCGTTTATCCTAGTGCAAATTTTATCA